ATGCGCGCCGAAATCATCGCTGGCGAAAAGGCCGTTACAGCTTCCATGCGTGCGGCGGGCAAAGATCTCAAATCCAACTGGCGCGCCCAGATCACGAGCGCCCGACTTGGCCAGCAGCTTGCCAACACGATCCGGTCCAAGACCTATCCTTCTACGGGCGAAAGCCTGGAAGCGGCGGCTCTAGTCTGGTCGAATGCGCCTCAGATCATCGGTGCCCATGACACCGGCCCGTTGATCCGATCGAAGGACGGATTCTGGCTAGCGATCCCAACGCCAGCGGCAGGCAAAGGTGCCCGTGGTAAGGCGCTGACGCCCCACGAATGGGAGCGGCGGCGCGGGCTGCGTCTGCGGCTTGTCTATCGGCGCCGGGGACCAAGCCTCTTGGTAGCGGAGGGTCGGCTGAATAATCGTGGGCTGGGCGTGGCCTCCCGGTCCAAGACAGGTCACGGGCGCAGCACAGTGCCGATCTTCTTGCTGGTGCCTCAGGTAAAGCTGGGCAAGCGGCTCGACCTGGCGCGCGATGCTGACCGCGCGCAGGCCACTATACCAAGGTTGATCGTAGCGAAATGGCTGGACGCAAAAACATGAGTGCACGGGAAACCACCCTGACCGCTTTGGCGGACCTCTTGCGTACGATCCCACATGTACCCGTCCTACGCGGGGAAGTCCTACCAGAACGCATTCCGTCCGCAGGTCTCATTATCCTGCGCGACGGCACCCCGGGCGAGCCAGGCGTGACGTTGTCGCCGCTGACCTATCACTTCCAGCACCGAGCCGAGCTCGAGGTTATTGTGCAATCGGCGTCAAACCGTGACAGCGTCTTTGACGCGCTCTCCGCTCAGGTCGGCGCAGTTATCGCCGCCGACCGGACGTTGCGGGGATTATGCGACTGGGTTGAGCCAGAGGCAGCTGAACCCGTCGATCTTCCCGTCGAGGGGGCCGCATCTCTGAAGGCCGGGATCATTCCAATCATTCTTCACTACGCGACAACCGACGCGCTGGGCTGACGAGATCAATACAAGGAGAAATTACAATGGCACGAGCTCAAGGGGCGCGGGCGCAAATGGCGTTTGCGTTCGAAATGACTTATGGCACGCCTCCTGCGAGCGGCTATACCAAGATGCCTTTCGCCAGTACGTCGCTAGGGGCGGAACAACCGCTGCAGACCTCGGAACTCCTGGGCTACGGCCGAGACCCGCAGGCGCCGATCAAGGATGCGGTGACGGCAGACGGCGATGTGGTGATCCCAATTGACGCGGAGGCCTTTGGCTTCTGGTTGAAGGCTGCGTTTGGAGCGCCTACAACCACCGGCGCTGACGCACCCTACACCCATGAATTCCGCTCTGGGAACTGGGTGCTGCCAAGCTTTTCGGTTGAGACCGGCATGCCAGAGGTTCCGCGCTACGCCATGTATTCTGGCTGTATGGTGGATAGTCTCAACTGGCAAATGGCGCGCTCTGGGTTGCTCACGGCCACTGCGAGTATTGTTGCGCAAGGTGAGGAGATCGCCACCAGTGCCGCCGCAGGTACGCCTGACACTATCGCGCTGAAACGGTTCGGGCAATTCAACGGGTCGATTACACGGAACGGGGCGAATATTGGCAATGTCGTCTCCGCGGACCTGACCTATACCAACAATCTCGACCGCATCGAGACGATCCGCGCAGATGGCAAGATTGATGGCGCGGATCCCTCTATCGCAGCGCTCGCGGGCAATGTCGTTGTGCGTTTCGCCGACCAGACACTGGTGCAGCAGGCGATCAATGGCGAGGCTTGCGAACTTGCGTTCTCGTACACACTGCCCACCGGTGAAAACCTAACCGTCACCGCGCATGCAGTTTATCTGCCACGCCCACGGATCGAAATCTCGGGCCCACAAGGTGTGCAGGCGACCTTTGACTGGCAGGCGGCGAGTGACCCGCTGGTTGGCCGCATGTGTACCGTCACACTGGCCAACGACAGCGAAGATTACTGATGCTACGATTGAACCTGTCTATCGAGCCGCAATGGCTTGATCTCGGCCATGGCGTTCGCCTGCTGGTAGAGCCCCTGACTACGGCCATTATGCTGGCGGCGCGCAGCGATCCGGCGATCGCCGCCGCCGCAACCGATGCTGAAACCAGCGCCTCCAACGACGATCTTGCGCGTATCGTCGCAAAGGCCGTCGCCCGTATTGTTGTAAAAGACTGGGAAGGCGTCGGAGACGAGGACGGAAAACCTATGCCGCTGACGCCTGAGGGCATCGATGCGCTCTTGGAACTCTGGCCAATATTCGAGGCCTTCCAGACCACATACATCGCGGGCGCGCTGATACTGGATGCGGAAAAAAACGCCTGACCGCTCTCGCCGACTGGGAGTTCGGCGGGGGCGGTGACTATTGCGTGGCGTGTCCCTCTGTTTGCGCGGACTGCCCGCGCAGTCTGCATGCGCCACGCACACTTGAGGGCTGGCAGATCTGGGATCTGGTTCAGCGCTTGGGCGGCCAAGTGCGCGTTGCAGGCGGGATGAACGGTGGCGCTGTCCTCGGTTGGGACATGGGCGCTGCCCTGCAACTTGGCGTAGCCCTCGGGCTCTCCCCCCCGATCATCGCCGAACTCCTGCCGCCGATCGAGGCGGTTATGGTGCGCAAAACAAACGAAGAGATTGAACACAACCATGGCTGAAAAACGTGTCTCTGTCCGGCTCTCTGCGACCGGCGGCCGGCAAGTACGCGCCGAGCTGGAAGGTGTGGGTGCGGCCGGGTCGCGGGGTATGGGGCGTTTGAGCCGTGAATTGGACCAGGCAAATGCCCGCATGGCAGCCTTCGCGCGCCGGGCCCGTATCGCGGCAACTGCTGCGGCCACAGCGCTCGCGGGTGCTGTCGTTGCGATGACCCGCTCGACGGTGGCGGCCGCCAATGAGATTGGCCAGCTCTCGCAGGTTGCCAATGCCAACTCGGAGGTGTTCCAGCGCTGGTCGGCGGCGTCCGCCACGGTAGGGATCGAACAGGAAAAGCTCGCCGATATCCTGAAGGACGTGAACGACCGTGTGGGTGATTTCCTGCAGACGGGCGGCGGCCCGATGGCGGACTTCTTTGAAAACATCGCACCCCGCGTGGGCGTGACGGCAGATCAGTTCGCTCGTCTCTCAGGGCCGGAAGCCTTGCAGCTTTACGTCGACAGCTTGGAGCGCGCAGGCGTCAGCCAACAGGAGATGACGTTCTATCTTGAGGCCATGGCGTCCGACACAACGCGGCTGATCCCCCTCCTGCAGAACGGCGGGGCGGAGATGACCCGGCTTGGGGCGCAGGCCCAAGCGCTTGGCGCTGTTTTGGATGCGGATGCCATTACCGCCATGCGTCGATCTGAATTGGCGCTCGTCAGCATTGGTCAGGTCTTCACTGGCGTGCGCAACCGGATTGCCGTGGCACTCGCCCCGTCGCTTGAAGCGGTGGCAAATGCGTTTGTCGCCCTTGCCTCCAGCACCAGCCCGATCAGCCGGGCTTTTGACACGGTGCTCGCTAATCTCGACCGACTGGCCATCTACGCAGGAACCTTCGCAACCTTCCTCACTGTACGCTGGGTGGCCGCCATGGCCGCGGCGGTCATTTCGGTACGCGGATTGGCAACGACGCTGGTGGTTCTCAAAGGTGCGCTGATCCGCACGGGCATTGGCGCGCTGATCGTTGGTGCAGGCGAACTGGTCTATTGGTTCACGCGCCTCACGTCCGGCGCTGGTAGTTTTGGCGAGGCGATGCGCCTCTTAAAAGATGTTGCCGTCGAGGTGTGGGACCGGATCAAGATGGGGGCATCAAGCGCGGGGGCTGCGGCCACCGCCATGTTCTATGACCTGAAAGCCGATGCCGCGAGTGGCATGGCCGGGGCCATCGAGAGTGTCGCGGCTTTTGGCAACACCACAGCCAACACCTTCGAGGGCGCGCTACTCGCCGTGCGCGAGATCTGGTCGCGTCTGCCGGATGTGATCGGTGATCTGGTCTTCTCGGCTGCGAACCGCATGCTCCACGGAATCGAGGCGATGCTCAACGGCGCAATCCGCCGGATCGATGCCTTCACGGGGCGCATCCGTGATGCACTGGCCGCCGTTGGCATCGAGACCACTTTCGGCGAGATTGGCGCTATCAGTCTTGGCGATATCGAAAACCCCTTCGCGGGGGCTTCAGCAGATGCTGGAAGCGCCGCCGCAGATGCATTCCGCAGGGCTTTTGAGGACAACCCGCTGACGGCCCCTAACCTGGGCCTTGACGCCATCGCGACCGAGGCGCTGGCAACAGCCAACACATACCGCGAGGCCGCCACGGATCTTGCGAATGGTGCAACGGCCCCGCTGTCCTCCTGGGCGGCACTCCGCGATGCTGTCGCGAGCACTGGGGCGGACGGCGCTGCGGCACTGGATGACGCCACGGCCTCTGCGGGCCGCCTGGCAGGCGCTATGGACCAGGCCGGAGATGCTGTGGGCGGCGGCTCTGGTGGTGGCGCTGCAGAGAAAATCCTGACCGGCTGGCGCGCCGTCTCAGAAGCCCTGAACTCTTATGCCACGGATGCCCTGAACTGGGGCAAAGGTCTCGGCGAAACATTGACCGGCGCCTTCGGCGGTGCGGAAAGCGCTTTTCGGAGCTTCGTCGAGACCGGCAAGTTCGACTTCAAGGGCCTCGTGCGCTCGATCCTGGCGGACCTTGCGGTTCTGTCATTCAAGCGCGCGGTGCTGGGGCCCATCGCCTCTGCGCTCTCAGGTATCTTTGGCGGCGGGTCTGTTGCAGCGGCTGTCTCGCATGCGGGTGGCATCGTTGGCCTGTCAGGCCATACGCGGCAGGTGCCTGCGATGGCCTTCGCGGCGGCACCTCGTATGCATTCCGGCGGTTGGGCTGGTCTCCGCCCCGACGAGGTCCCAACGATCCTGCAGCGTGGCGAACGTGTGCTGAACCGGCGTGAGGCGGCAGACTATGGTCGGGGCGGCAGCATTGGCGCGGGCGTCACCGTGAACATCGATGCGCGCGGGGCGCAGATGGGCGTGGCCGAGCAGATCGACGCGCGCCTTCGCGCGGCCATCCCCGAGATCGCGCGCATTGCCAAGGAAAGCGTGGCCGATGGGCGACGCCGGGGTCAGGTAATCTGAAATGGCCATTCCTGTCTTGCCGTTGACGCTCGTCACCTCGCTCGAGCGGCGGCTGGTCACATCAGTCGCCGAGGTCCGCTCGCCGTTCACCGGCACATCCCAGATCCAGGACTGGGGTGCCTCCTGGTGGGAGTACCAGATCGAGATGGCGGTGACCCAGGGGGCCAAAGCCCGTCGGCTCTCGGCCTTCTTCACCGCGCTTGGTGGATTGCGGGGCCGGTTCCTGTTCCCCGATCCCTCGATCGAGGTACTGGTGGCGGCAGGCAACCCTTACGTCACCGAGGCGCAAATCGCAGGGGCAACCACCTTGCGCACGGCCGGGTGGGGGCTTGGTCTGCGCGCGGGGGATTTCTTTCAGTTGGGTTCGGATGCCACCACGCGGCTTTACCAGATCACGGCGGATGTGACGCCCGTAGGCAGTGAGGCCACGCTCGCCTTCGTGCCGCCGCTTCGGGCTTCTGTGCCGGTTGGCTCGCTCCTCGGCCTTGATGCCCCGTCGGTCCTTTTGCGGCTGACGGCCCCGGTCCCCTCGGTCATTGGTCGGGCGGATCAGCACCGCTTCACGATCTCCGCCCGCGAAGCTCTTTAACAAGTGAGGACCCTCTGATGAGTCGCGATCTTACTGTCGCCTTCGCCACTGCGCTGGCTGATCAAAGCCTGCGACCCGTCATCTTCTTCGAGGGCCAGTTTGCAACGGGCTGGGTTCGAATCTGGTCGGGGCTTGGAGAGGTCATCTGGAACGGCCAGGCTTGGGCGGGGGCTGGGTCTTTGCTCGGGCTCGGGGCCATCGACGAAACCGGAGAGGTCGTGGCCGGCGGCACGGCCGTCTCGCTGTCCGGCGTGCCGCTGGACCTCGTGCAGATGGCCATCGAGGAAGCGCACCAGGGCCTGCCGGGCCGTATTTGGCTGGGGCTTCTGGCCGAGAATGGTAGCATCATCGCCGATCCGGTTCAGGCCTTTTCTGGCCGGCTCGATGTCCCGGAAATCAAGGATGACGCCGACACCTGCACGATCACGATCAGTTATGAAAGCCGTCTGATCGACCTGACCGTGGCGCGGACCTGGCGCTATACGCATGAAAGCCAGCAGGTCTTGTTCCCGGGCGATCTCGGGTTCGAATACGTGACAGCGATCCAGGACCGCGAAATCACTTGGGGGCGCGGATGATGCTCCGCCGCGTCGATCACTGGGAACGCCTTCTCGCCGCAGCCATCGATACCGCACGGGCTAAGCCTTTCCTTTGGAGCGTCCATGACTGCCCGACCTTTGCATTCGGGACACGCATGATCCTGACCGGCGGTGAGGACATTGCGGCCCTCTGGCGCGGGCGCTACACCACGGCTCTCGGCGGCCAAAGGGTCATGCGGCGTCTGGGCTGGGCCTCGCTTGTGGACATGGGCCGCACTCTCTTGGGCGAACCGCGCCCCGCCGTTCTTCTCGCTGGGCGCGGCGATATCGTTCTGGCCGACACCGGTCTTGGCTTCGGCATCTGCACTGGGGCCACTGCAGTTGGCATGGCGCCCGAGGGCCTCGTAACCGTACCGCTGACCTCTTGCCGGCTTGCCTGGCCCATCTGAATACGGATCCACTCCATGCCCTTCATCGTGACAGCCGTCACCGCGATCGCGGGGGCGATCAGCGGCGTATTGGCTGCAGGCGGTATTGGCGCGGCGCTCTTGCGGATCGGCGGGACGCTACTACTGTCCTATGCGGCGCAGGCCTTGATGCCGAAACCGCAAACCACGATGCGGCCGCGGACAGTGACGATCCGCGAGCCCGTCGTGCCGCGCGATCTCGTCTATGGCCGCACCCGCAAGGGTGGGGTCATCGTCTTCCTGCACGCCTCGGGGTCGGACAACAAATACCTCGATCTGGTGATCGTCCTGGCCACGCACCGGGTCAAATCGATCGGCGCCATCTATTTTGAAGGCGAAGTGGCTGTGAATGCCGCTGGGGTCGCGCAGGGCCGCTGGGCCGGAAAGGTCGTCGTCGAAAAGAAACTGGGTGCCGCCAACCAGACCGCCTTTGCGGGCCTCAAGGCAGCGCTGCCCGACAAATGGACCGAGAACCATCAGCTTCGGGGCTGTGCGGCCATTCGGCTGCGGCTGACCTATGACCAGGACGCCTTTCCGGGCGGGATCCCGAACATCACGGTCGATCTCGAAGGCAAGGACGACATCTGGGATCCGCGGACGCAAACCGCAGGCTATTCGGAAAACCCCGCCCTATGCCTTGCCGATTATATGGCCAACCCGACCTGGGGCATCGGGGCGCGCATCGGCCAGCCCGACGGGATTGACGAGATCTCCTTGGTCGAAGCCGCGAACATCTGCGACGAGATCGTTCCACTCGCCGGCGGTGGGGTAGAGCCGCGTTACGCCTGCAACGGGGTGATCACCCTCTCGGAGGTCCCGAAGACAATCATTGAGGGGATGCTCTCCTCCTTCGCCGGGCGCTGTGCCTTTTCGGGCGGGTCCTGGCGCATCCACGCGGGAGCATGGCGCGCACCTGACGTGGCGCTCACATCGGACCATGCCCGCGAGGGCGGGCTGACCTTGGCGACGCGCGTGACGATGTCGTCGAACTTCAACGGGGTGCGGGGGCAGTTCGTCAGCCCCGAGAACGATTGGCAACCGGATGACTTTCCGGCTTACGCGTCGGATGTCTATCTGGCCGAGGACGGTGGCGAGCGGAAATGGCGCGATATCTCGCTGCCCTTCACGATCTCCGCCGCCATGGCGCAGCGGTTGGCCAAGATTGAGCTTGAACGCGCGCGTCGGCAGATGACGGTGCGGCTTTCGGGCAAGCTCTCAGCCTGGGCCGCCACCGTCGGGGATGTGGTGACGCTCTCCTACGCCCGCTGGGGCTTTGCCGCGAAGCCCTTCGAGGTGCACGGGGTGAGCCTTGATCTGACGGCCTCGGGCGATGGGCCGCTGCTCCTGCCGGAACTTGTGCTGCGTGAGACCTCGCCCTTGGTCTATGACTGGTCGGCGTCCGAGCAGCAGATCTACGCAGCTGCCCCACGGACAGCCTTGCCCAATGCCTACGACATTCCGCCCGCCGGCGCACCGCAGGTCACCGAAGACCTCTATGTCACGCGGGATGGTGGCGGGCTGAAGGTACTGGCGAAGATCAGCTGGGAAGCTGCACCGTCTAGCTTTATCTCTGCATACCAGCTGCAGGGGAAACTGGCGGGCGCAACCGAGTGGATCGACTATGGACGCACCGATGGCACCGCGCTCGAAATCCGCGACATTGCGCCGGGAGCTTGGGCTTTCCGCGTAAAGGCGATCTCGGTCTTGGGCGTCTCCTCGCCCTGGCAGGAGACAGCGGTTGAAATCCTCGGGCTCACCGCCCCTCCAGCGCAGCTAGAGAACGTGACGCTGCAAACAGCGGGTGGGCTTGCGATCCTCAAATGGTCCCGCTCGGTTGATCCTGATGTCCGCGTGGGCGGCAATGTCGTGATCCGGCACTCAAAGGAATCGACGGCCACCTGGGCTGACAGTTATTCGATGGACCGGGTCTCGGGCGGTGAGGCCATCGCCGTCGTGCCGCTGAAACCCGGGACCTATCTGGTGCGCGCGGAAGACAGCGGCGGCCGCGCTGGACCCGAAACCCGGGTCTCGACCAAGGGCGCGCAGGTGCTGGCCTTCTCGACGCTGGACTTTCTGCAAGCCGATCCCGGATTTGTCGGCCCGAAATCAGGGCTGCAGATCACGGGGGCAAACCTGACGCTCGCCACGACAACCGCAAATGGCGTGACGCAAGTGACCGCGATGGAGGGGTGGTACGGCTTTGCCGCCGGGCTCGACCTTGGCGCGGTGAAACGCGTGCGCTTGCGCTCGGAGATCGGCGTGGCCGCCCTCGCGCTGAATGACCGGATCGATGCCCGCACGGCGCTGATGGACACCTGGGCGGATTTTGATGGGTCGGCTGGCGCGGAAATCGACGTGCTCTTTGAGATCCGCGAAACCGATGACGATCCGGCCGGCACGCCCGCCTGGGGTCCCTGGGGTCGTCTCGACAACCACGAAATCGAAGCCCGCGCGGTGGAAGCGCGGGCGCATCTGACGACGAAAGACGCGTCTTATACGCCGATCGTCAGCCAATTGCGGCTTTATGCCGATGAGGTGGCCTGACGTGTTCGCTGAAATCCGACCAATGACCGCAACAGGAAAACGCTGAGATGACGCAAACCTCCAGCTTTACGATTGCCAATGATGCG